CCTCAGAGCTCAAGCCTTCGGACGCGATCTTGAACAGAAGCGATGAGGTGTATCTCTGCATTGCCGCGTTAGCGTCATTTGTCGCGTCTCTCACTGATTCGGTCGCGGACGCCGCGCTCTCGCTCTCAGCCGCCATCAATGCAAGTTGCGCCTGCCCCATCTGCACTGCTTCGGTGTAGGTGATAACACCGTCTGAGGTGTAGCCAATTGTTTGATAGAGATATTCCTGCGCTTTTGCTAATTGTTCTGTAGTAACAGCACCCATCCCACTGTGAATGCCGATGTCACGCAGCATGGCGTTGTATTCTTTTCCTGAGATAACGCCCGCTTTTTGCAGGTCTTTCAAATCACCTATAACATCGCCGAATTGCTGTCCGACTTGAACATTCTCAGTCATGTGGTCGGCAAGCGAAGTCAGCACCGGCGCTAATCCGTCCAAAGCATCAGCCGTAGTTAGTTTGATCGCATCGCCCAGGTTCTTGAACGCCGATTCCATGATCTGAATCTGCCCGGCGCTTGTATCAGCCTTTTCGCCGACCCTCTCAATTTGTTCTTCAGCCTGTTGCAAAAACGCTTCAGAAAACGCTTCACTTGCACTGAGTCCTGAAGCCTCCAGCGCTTTGACCTTTGCATCAAAGCCGTCCACACTCACACCTAAAGCGTCAAAGCGCATCGTGGTCTGATTGGTCAAAGTCAGCACCAACTGATTCATATTCATACCGAGCGCGCCGGCAACGGTGGTAAGTCGCACAACCTCGTCATGTGACTTCGCAAGCCCCAAAGCCATGAAGTCAGCTGCACCAGCCACCAATTCAGCGTCGCTCATCATGCCTTTTGTAGCATCCCGCAAGTCGCCCAAAAGGGCGTCAGAAACCGTGCCAATAGACGCGGCAAGGTTATCGAACCGAGTGCGCGCGTATTCCAGTTCTGCGCCCTCTTTTGCGGTATCGTAGACTTCCTTAATAGCAACACCAACAGCAGCAGCAGCCCCAGCTACTAACGCGGCTTTGCTCAATACCGAGCCGAGCCCAGCGCTAAATCCTTCAACTCCGCCCTGCGCGTCTTTACCGGCATCACCAACGCCTTTGATGTCGCCCTTGACTTTCGCAAGGTCGCCGCTGGCTTGGTTCAGCGCTTTGATTACAATCTGCAGGTTAGCCATACTTCGCCCTCAATTTCTCGACCTGATCCACAATGTCCCACACCTCTTCATGCTCGCGCTTCCACTTCGCCGACTCGCCGGGCTTGTTGCCCTCTGCTTTGTACAGCTTTATCGCCTCGTACACATTCCGCACTTGCCGCATTTTCCGCAGCAAGCCCGCCGGTTGCTCCATCACGCCGCCTGAGTAAGGCAAGGCGCGGTAGTTCTCGCAATTGAGTGCAAGTTCCAGCAGGGCGGGCATGTCGGGTCGCTTTCCGTCCGCATAATCCGCAGCGGCTATCAGGATAAAGGGTCAATGTTCATTGCCCCCGCAATGACTTTATTTATACAATCCGCGAGCCAAACTATGTGAGCTGGCTTTGCGTTATCCACTTCTTCCACTCCCCACTTCGGTTCGGTCATAATGCCGTGCTTTGCCGCGCTTCTAACACTATCCCCACGCCATACAGATAGTGGCACATTCAGGTCTTCCTTCATATCGCGGTGAAACTCTTCCAGCATCTTTTGCGTGAGGTCTTCTATCACGCACTTGCCAAACTTTTTGTGTTCAAATTCCATCTATGCTCCTATACCGTTGCTAAGGCAGATTCAGTTTTAATGGTCAACCAGTTGGCAGCAGTCGAGTTATACACGCCATCCAGCACCAAATCATAGGTCATCAAGCCGTTCTTATCCTGGAATAGCTCCGGCGCCTGCATCGAATGACCGGCAAAGTCAATTGTCATTGAACGCAATGAAGTACCCGTTCCGGTGGTATAGATAATCTGCACCCGCTTCTCCAAAATCTTTGAAGCAGATGAAGTTAACATTGCGACCAAAAGGTCATCGCTGGTATTATTCAATTCCACGCTTAACTTCAATTGACCCGTCCACTTGCCATCGTAGCTTTTACTCGGTGTGCATTCTCCTAAGAAATTATCATAAACGCGGTTGGCATTGACGCTCAACTCCCAGCTAAACGCGCTTGAAGCCAACGCGGTAAAAGTGGAGCTACTCCAATCTGCTAATTTGACCGAAGCCATGCAGCCGGTCATGCGCGTGCCGGTGGTCGATTCTGACAGCGATGCCAGCGTGCCTTCTTTTACCAGCCCACCCATGAGAGAAGCGCCTACACTCACACCGGAGTTGGCAGCACCGCTCAATGTCAGGCTCGTAACGCTCGCGTCCTGCATCTGCCAGACTTCGTTTGTCTGCCCGAATTGCAAGGTTGCAAAGTGTGGCGTGACTGCGGTTGTAGTCGGCGCGGCATACGTGCGCGTATATGGGGTGGTTGGGCCAGACGGCGTGGCTGCGCCAAAAAGCATTTCCAGCCAGTAGTTCAATTCTTCAAAGTCGGTATCGCTCGTTTCAGCGGTTGCGCTCGACAAATAGCGATCCAGCGTGGTCTGGTGGGTTGGGGCAAGCGTGCCCCGCAACTGATCCAGCGCGCGGGTTTCGAGTTCCGGCCGCAGCTTGAAGCTGGACGCGTTCTGCAGCTTGCGGGCTGCCGTTCCGTTTGCCGTGCCGAAAGCACTCTGCCAGCCGAGTTGTAAAACATTATGTGCATTAAGCATCTTTTACCTCTTCTTTTTGTTTTTCCAACTTATACATGCCCGCTTTTAGCGCGGCGTTTGTAAGCTCCTTCGGGAACTGTTTCCACTCGTCCACGCTCAAATCGCGCGCTGGCAGTCCCACGAAGTAGCCACTTCCCTGATAAATGTAACAATCAGCCACTGACTACCTCCAATACTTGTAATAAACATAGAACACCGGCATAGTAACGCCCTGACCCGCGCGGCCATTCGTACTCGCCCGGCGTAATAGACACGCTCTGCAAGGTCGTGTTTGAAGTCGGGCATTTGCCCCACGCCCGCATTCCGTCCAGATACTTGCCTGAATATTCGACCAACTTCGGTGCAAACTCCCGCAAGCCCAATCCCTGCTCGGAAGGCTGCCAAAGCATCAGGTCGGTTATCTGCCAGATGATTGACATAGCCGTTCCAATCGCAATGTGCGTGCCCTCACGCCCTTCACCCGGCATGGTTGCAACGGGTAGTAGCAACCGGCACGGCAATTGCGCGGTCGTCATTGAATCCGGCAGTTCGTCCAGATCGTAGGCGTAAGGCGTAACACCGTCTGCCATAGTTACAACCAGGTCAGCCAGCGACCCGTAAACATTCACAATCGCGCTTGCGCTCATACTCCCACCCGCCTTTTGTAACGGTCAAGAATGCGCGTCACGTCACTCGGCAGGGAGGAAGGCATAATCGTGACCCCATCACCCGTAATGAGCGGACGGTCAATGTCAGCCGATGTATCCTTCTGCCGGTAGAGAAAAGCGGTCAGCCTGACGCAAGCGTGCTGGATATCAGCCGGAGCGGTCGCAGAATATCCCCACGTGCCAGCCACGCTTATTTCGCTATCGCCGTCCGAGAAACTCCACGATTGCGACTCGTCCAAACGGATCAGCCACTTCGGGCTATCGTTGCGCGGAAACAGGCGATAGCTGCCAGATGGTATTTCAACTGAATCTCCGTTGGTCAATTTAGTGACAGTCAGCAGGTCTTCGCCGTAAAGCATCAAATCCTGCCCGTCCGTGCAATTCTCGCCGAAGTATTTCGTGGCGGTGACGGCTGTGAATGTTCGTCCGGTATAAGCATCAATCAAGCCTTCCGCACGCGTAATCAGATCGCCAAGTAGATTGTCGTCCACCACCGTCGATGCAATGCCCAAATAGTCTTTTACTTGTACGGAAGTTGCGTATGCCATGTTACTTGACCGCCTTTACCTTTGACGTGGCTTTGTTGCCCACGATCTTGATTGCCGGCTCGTCTTCAATCAAGGCGGCATAACCCGCGCGAATAAAAGCATCGACCGATTCGTCAGGCAACTCCGCAATTCCTGGCTCGAACTCGTGGGCTTTGCCATCAATCTCAAACCGGAATGGAACTAATATTTTGACTTTCATCATTACTCCAATCAGGCGCGCTGGATGAGCATTGTCACCACGCCGCCCTTTTCGTCGCCTGCGTTCGCTACTTTCAACGTCAGTACGTTCGACCTGACCCACAAGGTTTTGGTCGGGTCGTTGATGTATACAGTCGCGGCTGCGGTTACG